TAAAAGAAGAATTTTCCAAACAAAAAACAGTTCCGTTGTATCTAAAAATAACATCGGCGTTAGTAGAAATAGTTCCAGCGGGCAAGTCAGTTGTTCCATCACCTAATTTTAAATTTTTCACACCAGCAGAATTGACGTTGACAGTTGACGCGCCAGTGTTTGCGTTTCCAGCGCGAAATTTAATTGTCATTCCAACGAAATAACCAACAGTTGCACTAACAGGGTTAGTCATTGAAGCCGCAAGCGTTAAAACATAAGTATTAGCCGTTCCGCTGTCTATGTAGAAGTTGTTTGCGGCAAAACGAGATACACCAATAACTCTTTGATTATTAATTGCATCACTTAAAGTTTGACCAGAGCCAAGAACAATATTATTACCTTCGTTTTGCTGAAGATTAAGCCAATCTGCGTCAACACTAGGTGCTGAATTATTTACAAATATACTATTTTTGCCTGCCATATTATGAGTTTTGATAAATTAAAGTTGTCATTGCTGGTTTTAAAACTTCAAATAAATTTCTTAGTTGTGAAGATGGTGCAGATGGTGTAAAAGGCACAGAATAAACAGGATAAGAAGCTACATCTAAATTTTCGCCTTGAATAATCCAAATAAACCTTGCACTTTTAGAATTTCTAATAGGAATAAAAGGTGGAGTATAAGCTGGAAAAGCAACCTCGACCCCGTGTTTTATTGTTATTGTTTGCCCCAGAAGAGCAGCTAAATCAATAAAGTCTTGTTCTGTTAAACAATTTAAACTTCTTAACTTTAAAATAATGTTGTTTTTTCTTTCATCTAAAGTCAAAAAGTCTATATTGTTAAATATGCCATCAGGTATTCCAACCGCACCTTCCCATCTAGCAATATATTCTAAATCGTTTGTAGTTAAAATATTTGTATTACTCCAAACATTTTGAAATATCTCATCAACTCTTGTGAACTCACCGCCTAATCCTAAGAATAACTTGTAAAGGTTAGTGCCTTTGACATTCTTAGCTTGAAATAGCCTATCGTTAGGCATGTATTGGCTAATCGCTTGTTGGTGCTGTTCTAATGTGTGAGCTTGAAAATTAGACAAAAGTAATCACCCCCAATGTTCCAATTTGATTTAAACCAATTGTTGTATCTGCACTTGGCGCGGATAAAGTATAAATTGGGACGCTTCCACTTGAATCTATGGTTTGTTGAATAACTGCGTTAATATCAGCTAATTTAACATTTTGACCAATGTTGTTTGATAGCTTAAAGAAGTCCGCTAAAGAATTTGTAATAGCTGTCCGCATTGCAGTTGTGTTAGGACTCAAACTTGAAAAAGTAATTGAAATAGATACGGCAGTTGGAGAAAAAACAATAACATCATCATCGCTCATATGAGCTGGTTTAATTTCTAAAATTTTATCTTTTACAGTAATAACTTCTGTTGAGCTTGGAATAATTGAAACATCATTATCTCTAGTAAAACCAATTCTAACTTGACCTTCTTCAACATAAGAATAAGAGGCAGAAATTGTGCCAGTTGCTGGGGTTGCAGGGCTTCCACTTACAGAAAAAGCAAAAGTATTTGCATCAATTACAATAACTCTTTTTTCAATAACATTATATTCGTTTTGAACTGCACCAACAAGAGTGACATAAGAGCCACTTACTAATCCGTGAGCAGGTGAAGTGGCAGTTGCAATTTGTCCAGCTCTTACAAGGTTTGAAATAGAAATTGAAGCAGAAGTTGTGCTTGGTGAGAATATCCAAACTCTAGTTACGCCAGCAATTAATTTTGCTTGGTTGATTAACGCATTTACATTAAAAAAAGAAAAAGGAAATTGTATTCTAAACAGAACTCTTGAACGATAAGAAGTGTCTCCCTCAATATCAGTGCCGCCAGATAGTTCACCAAAATCGACAAAAGCATTATTATTAACACCAGTAATTGGGCTTCCTAAAGTTAAAATTCCACCAGCACTTATATTTGTATTTTGCCCTTGAGAACTTGCAACAACAGCTACGTTTGCAGTAATCCATTCCGCAATAATTGTGCCGCTTGCGCTTCCAGCAGTTCCAGCTTGCGTAAATTGAATTTGAGTTGGAGAAGTTACTGTGATAATAACATTTGAAGCATTAAAATCAGAAGGACTTGCGCCAGTGATTGTAACAGTAATGCCACTTGCTAAATTATGAGCAGCGGTAAAATTAACAGTTACTAAAGTTCCAGTTCTTGACATTGAAGAAACTGAAACGCTATTTAATGAAATAGTGGCGTTAGATTGTGTTGTGTAAGTTATGCCAGAAGCACTTTGTAGGCTTGTGCCAGAAAGAATAGAAGTTGCGGCAGTTCCTGAAAAAACAACATTTCCAGTTGCAGAAGTAGCAACAGTTCTTGTAACGCCGTAAGTATTTCCCCATCTTTCTAAATAAATACCAGAAGCAGTATTTATAAAAAATTGATTAATCATTATCAGAATCTTCTGATAATTGTCATAAACTCTATAAGCTAAACCTTTAATTAATGAACCTAAATAAGAGGCAGGAAAAAACGCCCCGCTGTCTGGCAACTGCGCGGTTACGTCCGATATAAATCTGTTATAGACCTCTTTCCTATCAGAGGGTAGGTTTAATGACATTAGCCGTGGTGTTAGCTTGCATTAATTGTGTTTACCCATAAATCATAATACTGCACAAATTCAGTATTATCATTTCTTATTCCGTTAATTTTTACATTAAGCTTTTGCAAGTCAATATCTTTTTCAACAACAATATCAATTTCTTTTGCAATTCCTTTGTCAATATACCATTGGTAAGCATTTTCTAAATTATTCTGAACAGTATTAACAGTATCATCGTCTAATTTTTCTTGATAAGATGTCCAAACTAAAGAACCTTGTTCAAATCCGTCTTCGTTTAACTCATTGCCAATCCAGCCTCCACGAGAACGAGGGTCTTCAATTGAATCCTCTCTTTTTTGGCAAAAAATTGTCATCATAAAAGAAGTTTCAAGACCGCCAGTTAAAGCAAAGTCTCCGTTCTCAAAAGAAATATCAAATATCCCATCAGAATTTTTATGTAGTTTTAAATCTTTAATTGTCATAAAATAATTTAAATTATACTACTGAACCAGTATTTGCAGCTCCAGCAGTAACCCCGCTATGTAAGTGACTAATAAATGGTTTAGTTTCAATAGTAGTTGCTCCTTGTAAATTAGAAGTTCCACTTACATTAAGATTTCCAGTAATATTAACATTTCCAATAATATTAACTCCACCTTGTGCAGTAATATCAATTTGCTTTTCATCGGCAGTTTTAATGCTTATTGATCCGTCTTGTTTAAAATAAATTTGATTTTGTTTTTTTCCGTAAATAATCTTTTCACCTTCAAAAATTTTAGGTGCGCTGTCAACATCATAAGGTATTACATAATTCATTGCATATTCATCGCCAACACATAAAACATAACATGAATCACCAACAGAAGGGCAAACATTATCGCCAGTTGGTAAAACTAAAACTCCATTTTCAACATCAGCAGAAGCAGGGTCTTGAAATTGCACTCTTATTCTACCAAGCTGCCCTTCAAACTCTAATTGTTTAATTTCTGCTATTCTAATCATTCTAATCCTAATTGTTTTAGCATGCCATTTGATTTAGTTTTTTTAACTTTTTTAATTTTTGGTTCAAAAACAGAATTGGTATAAGATAATTTATCAACCAAATTCAATCTAACAAAAGAACCAGACTCTTTGCTTAAATTATAAGTAATGTCTTTTATCAAAAGATTATCATCTACTTTAGCTAAGTTATCGGTTATTTGCACTAATTGATTTGCTTGCCAAGGTTCATTTTTTTGAGGTTTAATAAAATTAGAAGGGCTACTTAATGCTGTTGCTAAAGATTTAAAAGTAATTGGTTTTAAACCCTGTCTCCAACCAACTACACTGCAAGAATAAACATGAGATTTAGAATATCTTATGTTACATTCCCATTTAGCTCTTTCTTTGCATTGAGCGTTATTAAGATTAGCTACATAATCAACAAATTTTCTTGTCTTCCTTATTGATTTGTCATAAAAAACACCGCTATATTGAACTTTATTATTTTTTAAAGTATCAACAATAAGAGACTGATTTGGGGCAGGAGGGTTAGTAGCTGGATCAATAGTTTTGATTGGATTAGTTCCAGTTGAGCTTGAAATTATTTTGTATTCATAATATCTATTTTTTAAATCCCTTTTAACAGAGGCATCCTTTATGTTGTTTTGAGATGTATCTACTGTCCCAGAAGATCCGCCTAAAAATCCACTTTTTTTATTAAGTTCTGTTAAATTTTGTAATTTGACAAGAGCTTGTTTGTTGCCTATTTTTCTAATAATAATATTTCCATTTCCATCAGTGCCTAAGACTAATCTTCTTTTGTCAGCTAGTCTTTGAATTAGCTCGTAAGCAGTTTCATCTTTACTAAATCCAATTCCTTCCGAATTAGAAAATGGCTCTATATATCCATATTCATTAATAACTGCAATTTGATTTTCTGCCAAAGCTAAACCTTCTTCAAAAGAAGTTGGTATATTAAATTTACTTGCCAAAGATGTTAAACTTGAAGGTATTTTTATTTTAGAAATTGAAGTTCCTATTCTAGTAGCACTTAAAACTTCATAACCAACAGCTTCTAAAACTTTTTTTATAACATTTTCAAAAGTTGTAGGTGTTGCAAAAACTTTGTTTGATATTCGACTATCAATTAAATCACAAACTTTATCTCGACCAGAAAATCTTATATCACAAGAATCAGCAGAATAATCAGTTTGGAGATCGTCAATATAACCTGTTAAAAAAGGCTCATCATCTAAATAAATTTTAATTCCTTGCCCTTCGTAAAAAATATTGGCATCTTCGTTTGGAACGTTAATTTCAATATCAAAAGATTTTCCAAAAAAATCTAAACTTTCATTTGCAGAAACAGATTTAAAGGTTTTAAAACTAACTCCTGCTATATCTATTGTTACTTTATCTTGAAAAGCCATTATTGGGAAAGTATATTAATATTTCCGTTAACAAAAGCAGGGTCTTCAATATTATTTAAAAGAAGTATTTCATCAGACCTGTCACTACTTCCATAGTAATTATAAGTCAAAACTGCGCTTGGCACGCTGTTCGTTTTTATAGTAACATAAAATGGTAATGTAGTTCTTAAATTTTTAAGAAATGATGCAGTTCCAACTTTAAGATTTTGTAAGTTGTAATAAACATCTTCATCTATTTTATCGGGGTTCAAACTATCAAAAGCCGTGTTTAACCTTTTAATTATGCCATCTATTTCTTCTTGCGAAGTATAATCAATATTTGTTGATGCAAGGCAGGCAATAGCTAATGATGATGTTTTAAAGTAATTATCTAACTCTTGATTATTTGTGTTAAGTTGTTCATTCCTTGCAGAAGAAGCTGGATATTGTTCATTTTTGCTTGAATCAAAAATATTCAAAGCAATGTCAACCATTGTTTTAAAACTATCTGTAATTGCCGATATTGTTCCAAATATATTTTGAAATCTTCGTGAAAGATTTGATGGCGTTTGCATTAGCTCTGTTAAAGAAGCTGTTAAATCTGCAATATCAGCAACAAAAGCCGCAGCTTCATCAGCAACGCCATTTACAGTAGAAACAATGTCATTTACTGTTTGTGTAGTATTTTGAATATAATCTCTAGCAATGTTAAATCCTTCAATTCCTTTGTTATAGTATTCAACAACTTTATCAAAAGCAGCTTTAGCACTTGCAAAATGTTGGTCAAACCATTTAGACAAAGCACTTTTACTATCTCCTTCTTCAGGATATTTATTTAAAGTAGACTCCGCAAAAGTCACTTTATACTTAGCAATTCCTAGCTCATTGATAAAATCCTCATCAACAGAAACAGAAACAACTACTACTTTTTTTTGACCAATAGTAGGATGGGTTAAAGTTCCTCTTCCAATCGCGTTTAAATTATCTTCTAACTTTTTTTTGGATCGCTTATATCGTGAAGAAATAGTTTCTTGAATTTCAATGTCAAAGTCATAAATCCCAGACTTCTTACCCATATCTTGAACATATCTTTCAGAAGAGTTCGGATATTCGTGAATAACTGTTTTTCTTCCTAGTCCGCTATCAGAAACATTCCTTGCATAAAAAAGAGCATTTTTGCCGTTTATACTATAACTTGCTTCAAAAAATCCGCTTAGTATGCTCATCTTTGTCCTGCTTTTACAGTTGAAGGGCGATTAGATTTAACATCTTTTACTTGAATATTATTGTCAGATTTAATTGTAATTTCTATTTTTTGAGGATCATTGGCAAGATTATTGTTTGCTATAGCTGCATTGGTGTTGCCAAAATAATAATTTCTTAACTCTCTTTTTATTTCTTTTCTTCCCTCTTCATCACCAGTAATTGTTCCAGTAATTAAGCCACCAGCAGCTTGGGCTAATTTAAAAGGAGCTTTTATTGCCTCACCAGTTCCATCAACTACAACATCTTTCAATCCTTTAGCCATACCTTTTACTATTTTATACATCGTACTGTCTTTCATAGCTTCATCCAATATGCTAAAAGAGCTAGTTATGGTAGATAAAGATTCATTGACTTGGCTAGTCATTTTAGCTAGACCTCTTACCGCCCCGATTTGAGTATCGTAAGTAAGCAAACCAATTTGATCTCCAAGCTCTTGGAAAGCGTTTTTAAGTCTTTTTTCCTCTCTGCCTAAAGTAAATGATTTTTTAATCATATCCTCGCCAAACATTTCGTTGATTATTTGAACAAGCTCTCTTAAAATATCTACGGAAGGCAATTTTCCTGTTGCCATAGCTTGAGTAAAATATATACTAGCATTTTCATCAGTTATTCCTTTTGCACCTTTTTTTTCCGCATATCTTTTATATGCTTTGTGAAACATTGGCTTTACACCCGGAAGGTTAGCCATTTGCAAATTAACCTCTTGAGCATTTAAGACTTGTTTTGATAACATATCTTGAAAACCAAGCATGGTTCTTTCAAAGGCTGGTGTTTCCAAGTTTAATAAACCCGCATATCCACTAACATTTTCAAGCAATCCTTTTATCAAAGGGGCATCAGAAGCTCCTCCAGTTCCAAGTAATTTTAGATAAGATGGAGCAATAGTTGTAAAGTCAGCACCATATTTGTCAGCAACTCCTCTTAAATAATTAACTTCACCTTCAGCCGTAGCTCCTTTCATTCCTTTTACAGTTGGAATTAAAGCAGCTAAACCAGCTCTTAAACCATCCATTTGAATAGTTACATCATGGATTTTTGAAGGCACAGAAACAGCCATGTCAATTGCTCGGTAATAACCCATACCTTTAGCAACATTTTTAAAAGAAACTTCCCCACTGTTACCAAAAAAACTAGATCGTTTTGAAGGTTGTTGTGGTTGGCTTGGTTGTGGTAAAGTTGAGTCAACAAATTTTCCAGCTTTTGGATCAAAAGCAGCGGGTGTAAATGCACCACTAGGAGCAGAATAAGCTCTAGCAGTAATCATTCTATCGGCTTTTAGAGCATTGTTTATGTTTTGCTGATCTTTAACTCTACCTAAATTTGAATAACTATTTGCTTGTTGATTAATAACATTTATTTGAGCTGCTGCTTTTAAATTATTAGCATGTGTTTTTTTAAAAATAACCCCTGCTTTTTCATTAATAGCATTTGCTCTTTGATTAACAACATTAACTTGAGAAGCTGTTCTGAAATTTATTGCATTAGCAATAGCAGAATCTTTTGAAGCAAGCGCAGTTTCTTTTTTTGCTTTAGCTATTTGTTTTTCTAAAAATAAACTTTTTGTTTGACCTATTCTTTCTTCGTGCATCCAAGTTTTAAATGCTCGAAACTCTTCTTTTTGGTCTTTAGTATAACTTACTCTTGCTTTCTGATTTTTCTTTTCTTGAGTTCCAACACCTTTTATTTTATCAGTTATCTTATCTAAATGAGTTAGAAAATCTTTTAAAGAAGATGTATATTGGTCATTAACCTCTAAAATATAGCTTATTTTATCACTCATCTTCTATACCCCCTACTTCTTGAATTTGCTAGCTCTTGGGCTTTCTTTCTTTCATCAGCGGCTTTCTTTTGCTCGGATTGGCTATCTTTTACAGCAATATCATACCATTCAAATAATTCAGGGAAAGCCATGTTGTTAATATCGTTGTAGGTG